GAAAAGAATCCTAAGAATAATAGAGAACATTACTTTAAGATTATAGAATTAAGTAGTGCTTTGATTACTTCTACCCCGTTTCTTCAAGAATTTTATCAAAAGAAATATCCTAACAAGCCAGTATTCTTAGTTCGTAATGGAATTGATTTGGATAGATGGAAAATAAGAAATGATCACTCTGGACATCTACCAACATATGGATGGGTAGGAGCAACACCTTGGCGCAGCGGTGATTTAGAAAAACTTAATCCTTTTCTTGGTGAGTTTATAAAGAATCAACACTGTCGTTTTCATCATTCTGGCAGCATATTAAATGCTCCTACTGTAGCCAAACAATTGGGTATAGATAAAGATATATTTACTCATGAGCCTATGAAACCTATCATGTCTTATCCAGAATTATTTAGAAAAATAGATGTAGGAATAGTTCCTTTAAATAAATTAGATTTTAATGATGCTAAATCATTTATTAAAGGTCTTGAATATACCGCAGCAGGAATACCATTTATAGCAAGTGATTCTCCAGAGTATGTATATCTTGCAGAACAGGGTGTAGGAAGGGTAGCAAGTAGTCCTGAAGAATGGCTACAACACGCAGAAGAACTATTAGATCCAAGGGTAAGGAAGAAAGAAAGAGAAGAAAATAGAAGAATTGTACAAGAAAAATTTAGTATGGAAGTAAGAGCAAAAGACTGGGAAAAAGTCTTTGATGATATTCTTGCGTTATAATTGATATATGGCTAAGATCTTTATTCAACCTTTAGATGGTTTAGATGTCCTTGCAACTACCCTTGAAAATTTTCTTAAAAAAAATAGTGGGCATAGAAAAGCCTTATTTCAAAATCAAGCAGATTTTACCCTAGAAATATGTAGGGATACATCTTTGGGCAGCAAGGTCCCTACGATGGCTATTTTTGACCATAATGAGGCTCTAATAGGCCTTGGAGCATCTATTGCCAATTCCTTTAGATCGGTTTTGATTGAGGCAGGATATCCCAAGAAGATTGCAGGGGAAAAAGAATTTGCAACTTTAGTAATTAAAGTAGGAAGACCTAATGATCCTATAGATGAAGTTCAATATGGAAATATAATCGGGGAAGCAATAGTTAAATATTATAATCCTGAATATGAAGAAATATTAAAACATCAAGAAAAACCTACTAATAAAGCAAGTAAAGATAAGACATATTATGATAGAGCCTTTAATCAAAACTCTACTAGTAATGCTTCTTTAATATTTAAAAAGAAGTCTTAATACCAGCCTTTATATAATCTAAAATCTAAGGCTTTACATCCATCATCATAAATCAAATTAACGTATTTAATCATTGCATCAATTTGAGCATATGGGTCAGAAGTCTTTTTAGAGTCAACAAGACCCCAGGTGCTATTAAGAAACTGTCCTATACCAAAAGCAGTAGACTTTGGGTTTTGAGCAAGTGGATTCCAACGACTTTCTCTATCTACTAATTTAAAATAACAACTTAATTCCTTTGCAGGAACATTTTCTTTTAAATAATGTTGATAAGATTTTATTGCTAATTCAGATTTAGGATCATTAAATTGTGCTCTAGAACGACTAGCAACAACTGAGTTAGACTCTCTTGCAGTATTTACCCCCTCTAAAGGACTATAGGTGGCTTGTCCTTTTGAGACAGCCACCAAAGGTTCGGCGGTATATAAGGGAGTCTGTCTATCTACATAATTAATATAAGTACCAATAAAAATAAAAGCCAATAGTGCTGAATATACTTTCTTCATAAGTTACCTCCTTGAAGAAGTTTTTTTCGACTATTCTAGTATAACCCATAGATTTAAGAAAATCAAGGATTTTTATTATTTATTTAAAATGTGATATAAGTCATATATGTATATATGTGGATAGTATTTAATATATTTATATTATTTAATATATTATATTTAATCTATTCCCTCCCTATCCACCCATCTAGTTTATAATTGATTTTTATATTTGTCAATAGTATCTTTAATAATTTTTTCAGCATTGATTCCTGGAGAGAACTTTGAATCACAAGTTTTGCAATCGAAGTATACCTCACCCGATTCTTTAACTTTTAATATTATTACATGATTCATAATATCTTCGTTGAAAGGACAGTTTATTGGATTGGCTTTGCCTTTACTTGCTAGTTCTGTATAAAAGTGAACTTCTTGAATAGTTAACATCTTGACCCTTCTTTAAAACTCTAGTACAATGATATCATTACTCTTAAAAAAAATCAAAGGAAGTGTTTTATTAATGCCGTCATTTATTGACCAAAACGGATCCATCTCAGATCCATACAAAAACTTTATTCATATTTCAAGATATGCAAGATGGATAACAGATAAAAATCGTAGAGAAACCTGGTTAGAGACGGTAGAAAGATATATTAATTTCATGAAAGATCACATGATAGTTAATTACAACTATTCATCTGATGACAAAGTATTTAACGAAGTTAAAGATGCAATTATTAATCATAAAATTATGCCTTCTATGAGAGCATTGATGACTGCTGGCCCAGCCTTAGACCGTGACCACATCGCAGCATATAACTGTTCTTTTATTGCCGTAGACCATCCTCGTGCTTTTGATGAGGCCATGTATGTTTTAATGAACGGTACAGGAGTAGGATTTAGTGTTGAACAAAAATATATTAATGAACTTCCTTTAATATCTGAAGAATTTCATCCAACAGAAACAACTATTGTTGTTGATGATTCTAAACTAGGTTGGGCAAAAGCGTTTAAAGAACTTATTGCTTTGCTGTACCAAGGTCAGATTCCAAACTGGGATATGTCAAAAGTTAGACCAGCAGGAGCAAGACTTAAAACTTTCGGTGGTCGTGCATCTGGTCCAGATCCATTAAATGATTTATTTAAATATTGTGTAGAAACATTTAGAATTGCAAAAGGAAGAAAATTAAAATCAATTGAGGCACATGACATTATGTGTAAGATCGGTGAAGTTGTTGTCGTTGGAGGAGTTAGAAGAAGTGCACTTATTAGTCTTTCTAACTTAGATGATTTTGAAATGGCAAAAGCAAAAAATGGTCAATGGTGGGAAGTTAATGGACAACGTGCGTTAGCAAATAATTCTGCTGTTTATAATTCAAAACCAAATACTGCACAGTTCCTTCGTGAGTGGAGAAATCTTTATGATTCAAAATCTGGAGAGCGTGGTATTTATAATATGGAGAGTGTTCGTAAACACGTTGATTCATTTGGGCGTAGAGACTCAAGCAAAATATCAGGAACAAATCCTTGTGGAGAAATTTTACTAAGATCAAATGAGTTTTGCAATTTAACAGAAGTTGTTATTTCTGCAGACGATACTGAAAAAGAATTATTAGAAAAGATTAGACTTGCTACAATTCTAGGAACTTGGCAATCTACTTTAACTAACTTTAAGTATCTTCGTAAGACATGGAAAGATAATTGTGAAGAAGAAAGATTACTAGGGGTATCTTTAACGGGTATATATGGAAATAAATTAACTTCTACCGCTGGAGATAAATTAAAAGAATTACTTATTAGACTAAGAGAGCACTCAATTGAATCTAACAAGTTAGAAGCAGAAAAAATAGGAATTAATCAGTCCGTTTCTATTACATGTGTTAAGCCATCTGGAACAGTAAGTCAGTTAACTGGTGTATCAAGTGGTATTCATCCATGGTATTCAGAATATTACATTAGAAGTGTACGTGGAGATAATAAAGATCCATTAACTCAATTCCTAAAAGACTCTGGAGTTCCGTACGAAGCAGATGTTATGAAACCAGATCAGACAACAGTATTTTATTTTCCACAAAAGGCTCCAAAGAATGCTACTATTACAAAAGACTTAACGGCAATAGATCATTTAGAAATGTGGAAAATTTACAGAACACATTGGACAGAACATAATCCAAGTGTAACAATTAATGTTCACGAGGATGAGTGGATGAGAGTTGGGGCATGGGTATTTGATAACTTTGATTCTATTGGTGGAGTATCATTTTTACCATCCTCAGAGCATTCATACAAGCAAGCACCATATCAAGAAATTACAAAAGAAGAGTATGAGGAAGCAGTAAAGAAAATGCCAGAATCAATTCGTTGGGATATGATGACTATTTACGAAACAGAAGATGGAACAACTGGTAGTCAAGAATTGTCTTGTGTTGCTGGAGTCTGTGAAATAGTTGATATTTCAAAATAGCCTTTTGTGCTAAAATAGATTAGAGGTATTCATGTCTAATCAAGTCTCAAATCTTTATGCCGCAAGAATATTTGCAGAGCATCCTAGTGCACTATGGGCCCTAGATGATGATTTTTCTTTTATATCAAAATTAAGTGAAGAAAATAAAAATATTTTAAATTGGAATTTAGACAATGTATATTCAGATCCAATACTAGGACCAGGATTAGACACAGTATTTAATCCTAGTTCTAATGGTGATGTTTATGCAATAGCCATCCAACCAGACAACAAAATTATAATTGGTGGAAACTTTACCACAGTAGGTGGAGTAACAAGAAACCGTATCGCCAGACTCAACAGCGATGGAACACTGGACACAGAGTTTAATCCTAATGCCAATGCTGGTATTATTTCAATAGCGATCCAATCAGACGGTAAAATTTTAATTGGTGGAAACTTTACCACAGTAAGTGGAACAACAAGAAACTATATTGCCAGACTAAACAGTGATGGAACACTTGATAGTGGGTTTAATCCTAATGCCAACCTTAGTCTTTCAACAGTACTAATTCAACCAGACGGTAAAATAATTATTGCTGGTTACTTTACTACAATAGGTGGAGTAACAAGAAACCGTATCGCCAGACTCAACAGCGATGGAACACTGGACACAGGATTTAATCCTAATGTTAATTCAGATATTATTTCAATAGCGATCCAATCAGACGGTAAAATTTTAATTGGTGGTTTTTTCCAGCAAGTAGGTTTATTATCCAGAAACCGTATCGCCAGACTCAACAGCGATGGAACAGTAGACACTGGGTTTGATGCTAGTGCTATTAGTTATGTTGCTTCAATAGCCATCCAAACAGACGGTAAAATAATTATAGGTGGACAATTTACCGTAGTAAATGGAACAACAAGAAGCAAGATTGCCAGACTAAACAGTGATGGAAGCCTTGATACTGGATTTAATCCTAATGTTAATTCTAATATTAATTCACTAGCCATCCAACCAGACGGTAAAATAGTTATAGGTGGACAATTTTCTACAATAGGTGGAGAAACAAGAAACCGTATTGCCAGACTCAACAGCGATGGAACGCTTGATAGTGGGTTTACTTTTAATGTAAACAACCCTATTTTAACAATTCATATATTGCAAAACAATATTATTATTTTTGGAGGAGAATTTTCTTTAGTAAATGGAGTATCGTTTAATAGATTGGCAAAAATTAAAGAAGAAATACAACAAGAAATAATCAATACTACTATTCCACCTGGAATAATAATTGAAAATGGCCAATCAACTATTCTATCTATAGTCTCTTCATCTTTAAAATATAATGGCTCTGCATCTGGTACTGCAATAAACTCTATTACAGATTTAGATCCTGATAAAAAAACTTTATCTATAAATGCTTTTGTTTATAACTATAATAACGTATCTAGTTTTGATATAGGGTTTATTCATAGTGGTTCTACTTTCTTTACTTCTTATACCCCAGAAAGAGAAGAGGTATGGACAAAAATAAGCCATACCCTAAATATTCCTACGGGCAATGTTAATATATATCCATATTTTAAAGTAAACTATAACAATCTTTCATTGGAAAACTTTGGAGAAGATTATAACTTTGTAATAAATGCAATTTCAGTTGGTCAATGGTCTGAACTACATCATTATCAAAATACTGGAACTTTATCAGCAAGCATAGACCCTAATATTTTAAGTATTATTTCTGCATCCTCTTCTTTATCCGCTTCAGCAATAACTGGTGTAATAGCAGACTCTTATGGGATAGCAGAGTCTAAAAATGGATATTATATTGTTGAAAAAAATAGAACACTTTCATATAGTGATAACTTTCCTATTACTTTTGGTGCCACAAATATAACTAATATTACATACCCTCTTTATGGAAATATTCCTTCTATGGTTTTTCCAGGAGAAGGATTTTTAAATGAATTTGGAAGATATAAAGATGCTACATTAGAGTTTTGGTTAAGAGCACATACAAACGCAACAACTCCAGTAAAAATTGTTGGACCACTTACAACAACTGACGGTATTTATATAGATAAAGACTTTATAACAATTAAAATAGGAGTATACAGAAAATCATATTTTATAGGTAAATGGTATAGACCTATGTTAATAGACTTTAGATACAACTTAGACAATGCTTCATTACTGATTAACGGAGATTTAGTAATTGATATGGAAATAGATCAAAACAAAATTACGTTATCAGATAAAGACTATAACTATATAGGGTTTTATGGAAATGAAAATATATATCCATTTGAAATAGATGCTCTTGCAATATATCCTTATATAGTTCCAGAACAAATTGCAAAAAAAAGATTTGTTTACGCTCAAGGAGTTGAGTCAGCAAATAACATTGTGTCTAATTTTAAAGGAGACTCTTTTCAAGTAGATTTTCCTTACGCTAAATATACCTCTACTATAAACTACCCAGATATGAATAGTTGGAACTCTGGATTTTTTAATAATTCCAACAGTACCTCTCAATATCTTACAAATCCAGAATATTTTTTACCAGAAATTATTTTTAGTGAGCCAGTTAATTTAGATGATTTTTTAATAGATAACTATAATGCTCAACAGTCTGACTTTCCTTTCATTAAACTAAAACCTAATTCAAACTATAACAACATTACTTCAAGTATTAATTTTAGTAGTTTAAATGTTTTAAACACTCCAGTGAAAAGTGTATTAGGGTTATTTAGATCACCATCTACCCTTACTGAAACAAAAGAAGTTCTTATGTATTTTTCAAATAACTTTAATAATAACACATTTACTGTAAAAACAAGCAGTGTTGGAATAGAGTATTTTTATAATGATACAAAGATATTTGATCAAGAATTATTATCTAATTCTATGTTCATTGCTGGTTTTGATTTAGATTCTATATCCCAAGAGTATTCAAATATTTTAAATAATTTTTTTTCTAACCCTCAAAATATATCGTTTAGTTTGGGTGGAAATCAGTCATCAACATTTAGTGGAAAAATATTTAATTTTACTTTTAACAATAGGATGTTTACAGACAAAGACTTGATTGAATATAGACTAAGTAATGGATTTTTTGATCAAAACGTAGACTCTCAAAATTTATTAGACTATATTGGAAACTATACCTTTTGTCCACAAATTTTATCAAATAGCCTAAGCATAGATGTTGCAAGTTCTGGATACTGGGAAGACTCACTACCTTTGTCATATTTTGGAAAATATGTAGAAGACAAAAATAAAAATCCTTACTACGACTTAGATCTTTTACAATTTAATATAGAGTCTCCATCATCGCTAGTTTTACAAAAAGATCAAGTGTCTGTACTCGATGCAGGATTTTCTACAACATTAGATTTTGAATTATATTTTGATAATGGATCTCCTACAACTTCTGCTTCTAGCATACTTATTAATTTTGATGGAGGTAATCCAGAAACTGTTGATTTTATTGAATATTTAACACAAGAAGAATTAGATATAGCGTACGGATCATTTTCAAAAGATAGCGATAGTATTAAGACATATATAACCCTACAGAACTATACAAATGTTGGAAATATTCCATATACAGAATATGTAAATTCTGTAAGAATAGGAGCAGACAGAGTATTAGATTTAGATAACTACACTACTGCTCAAATTAATAATACTAAGTTTGAAGTAACAGATAGAACAATTATATTCCCACCAAAAGAACTGGTTAATTTTGCTGAATACTATATAACAGTTCATATAGAAATTAAATCAAAGGGTATAAATAAAAACTCTATTAAACTTAGAAAAATGTCTATATCTTCACTAGCATATGATGAATCATCTTTTTATTCTATTAATAGTCCTGACGGATATAAACTATACCCATTTAATAGGTATGGAGATATATATGCTTATAAATTAAAGAACCCATTTACTATATATAAAGACTCTACTTCTTATATGCATAATACTGGGGATTCTGGAATTAGTGTTCTTCCATATGACAGTTCTGCTACTAGAGGTATTACTATTCCAATTAATCAGCAGTTAGCGACAGAGTATTTGCTTGGAGGTGTTCAATTCTGGAGTTTCTATAATAAAGGAGAAACAATAGAAGAAACTGTTCAAGTAGGAAAGATTTCTACTAGAGATAGATCTTATGATATTAAGTTAGTTCCAGAATCAAATTACACTAGGGCTAAGATGGTTCTTTTTGATGAGGATACTAACAATGAAGCAACTGGTATAGTTTTTTATCAAAACGGTAGTATTGTAGACAATCCATATATTCAACCTTTATCTTGGAGTGCAATAATAATTACTTTTGAAGAGTCTATAGACCTACCAAGTTCTGTAGGACAGTTAGAGATATATGAAGGTTTAATGGTTAACAATATTGCATTTTATAAGAAATCTTCAGATGTTCTTGGTTCTATATTTATTGATAACGAGTGGAGAGACTTGAGAGCCGATACTACATGGGGAAGTTGGTACGAATCTGGACTTGGTCTATGGGAAGAGATAGAAGGGCAGAGCGAACCTTTAACATTTATTGTTGACGGAAAATCAATTTATGATTCTACTTTTGGAGTTTCTAGCATAGTTGGAAGAGATAATTCAACCTTATCTATTGATTCTGATGGAGTAACTATAATTACTGGAACAATTTGGGAAGAGTATAGCGGAAGACCTGTATAATCTGATATAATTGGGTTATGAATAATAATAATATTGACAAAAATGGTAAATCTAAGTTAAAAGTAATTAATAAACAACAAAGATATGGTTTGTATGTGTGGCAAATGGATCATAATGGCAAGGCATTTGGAGATAAAAACGGAAACGTAATGAATATTCCAGGAAATCAATATGATTTAGACAAGATGAGCAAGGTATCTCAAGCCGCTAGATACTATAACGCTCCAGCAGGAAAGGTAATTTTTATGCCAGGAGTAAGAAGAGTATCAGATATGGAATACTCTGAACAGATTGGAAGAATGAAAGAAGGATATATTGCCAGCGAAACCGACATTGGTGCCTGGATGGATGCAAAAAAGGGGATAAGCACAAATGGAGAATGAAGAATTAGAATCTATTGCAAGAATAGATAATTTAGACAGAATGGAAAGACCAGAAAAAAGTGATGACTTTATGGTCGATGCAGAATTAGCAAAAACATATACAGGATTAGATTCAAATTTTAAACGTAGAGCAACCAGATCAATAAGCAAGGCGTTTACTGGTCAAGAAAATACAGGATCAAAACAGTTATTTCAAGAACAAGATATAGTTACGGCATACGGACTTTATGACGTAGTTGTTCCACCTTACAATTTAGATGAATTGGCATTCTTCTATGAAAATTCATTTGCTAACCATGCTGCTATTAATGCTAAAGTAGCAAATACTGTTGGCTTAGGATATTCATTCATAAACACAGACTCAACTTTAGCAAGACTAGAAGATGCTGAATCAGATGAACAATTGATTAGAGCACAAAGAAAAATTCAAAGACTAAAGGCTCAAATGACTGAGTGGTTAGAAGAACTAAACGATGAAGATACCTTTAGCCATATTTTAGAAAAAGTATACATAGACGCTGAATCAACAGGTAATGGATATATAGAAATTGGTAGAAAAGTTAATGGAGAAATAGGATATGTAGGACATATTCCATCAACTACAGTGCGTGTAAGAAGATTGCGTGATGGGTATATTCAGATAGTAAATCAAAGAGTGGTTTATTTTAGAAACTTCCAAGGTAAGGAATCAAACCCAGTAACTAATGATCCTAGACCAAACGAATTAATTCACATTAAAAAATACTCACCAAAGACTTCTTATTATGGAGTTCCAGACACAGTAGCCTCATCTGTTGCTATGGTTGGAGATAATTTAGCGGGTAGATATAATATTGATTATTTTGAAAATAAAGCAGTTCCAAGATATATAGTTACTCTAAAAGGAGCAAAACTATCATCTGATGCAGAAGATAAGTTATTTAGATTCTTGCAATCAGGACTTCGTGGTCAAAACCATAGAACCTTATATATACCACTTCCAGGAGACTCTACAGATAACAAGGTAGACTTTAAAATGGAACCTATTGAAAATGGAATACAAGAAGGATCATTTGAAAAGTATCGCAAATCAAACCGTGACGATATTTTGATGGCTCATCAAGTTCCATTCTCTAAAGTAGGCGGAGGCGCTGGAGTTTCAATAGCCTCAGCAATATCCTCTGATAGAACCTTTAAAGAGCAGGTTGCAAGACCAGCACAAAGAAACCTAGAAAAGGTTATAAACAAAATTATAAAAGAAAAAACCGATATGGTTGCTTTTAAACTTAACGAACTAACCCTGACCGATGAGACTACTCAAAGTCAAATTGATGAACGATACCTAAGAATGCAAGTAGTTGTTCCAAATGAGGTTCGTGAAAGACTTGGATATCCATCAAGAATGGGTGGACAAGAGCCTATCGTCTTAGGTGCTCAACAAAGAGCAGAGATTGCATCTCAAGCCTCTGGCAATAGAATGAGAGATCAACAAAGAACTGATAACAATAGCGATTCTGCTTCAACCACTACAGGACGAGGTCCTGGTGGCGAGGGTAGAACGGTAGAATAATAAATAGTTATAAGTTTTTCAAATCTCTTATAAACACTTATATAATGGAAGTAGTATGACTAATTTGCATAAAGCATTTTGGCACTCAGAAGATAATTCTATTAAGTTATCTATGCCAATCGCTAAAATCGATAAAGAGAAGCGAACCGTTTCTGGGTTTGCTACCCTTGACAATGTTGACAAGCAGTCAGACATTGTTCCTACTGATGTAAGTATAAAGGCTTTTGAAAGGTTCCGTGGAAATTTACGTGAGATGCATATGCCAGTGGCTGTGGGTAGAGTAATGTCATTTAAGTCAGATAAATTTTACGACAAAGAAAAAGATAAATTTTATAATGGAGTGTACGTAGATGCATATATTTCTAAAGGTGCTCAAGATACTTGGGAAAAAGTTCTTGATGGCACTCTTTCTGGTTTTTCTATTGGCGGCAGCATTAAAGATACTGAAGACCAATACGACCCAGAAATGGATAAATCCATTAGGGTTATTAAAGATTACGACCTTCACGAATTATCGCTTGTAGATAATCCTGCAAATCAATTTGCTAATATTGTATCTATTCAAAAAGCAGAAGATGGACAAAATACTTTTGACGGTATAATGACAAAAATGTCACTTGAAAATGTATACTGGTCTAAAGAAAATAGTCTTGTAAGACTATCTAAAGAAGAAGATATTAGATCAGGAGAAACTTTAATAGGTTTTGTAGAAACAACTGATAACGAAAAAAACGAAGTAATTAAGAATTTAATTAAAGCATACAGTGGAACTATTACAAATGAAAATGTTCCTACTAAAAATCCTACAACAATTAAACCTAAGAAAAAAAAGAAAGATGACGAAGAAGATATGGACAAAGCGTCAAATGTTAAAGTTGGCGACATGGTTTCATGGAACTCAAGCGGTGGTACTGCAAGAGGAAAAGTAACTAGGGTCGTTCGCAATGGAAAAATAAAAGTTCCAAATAGTTCTTTTACTATTACAGGAACTCCAGAAGATCCAGCAGTTGCTATTAGGCTCTACCGTGATGGTAAACCAACTGACACAATTGTAGGACATAAAATGAAAACTCTGAGAAGAGTTACAATGAAATCAGAACAAGTTTCTGATAATTCTAATAAGGAGGTAAATGATATGGCAAAAACAGAACAAGAAGCAACAGTAGTTGCAGAAGATGTTCAAATTGAAAAAACAGAAGTTGTAGAAGACGAATTAGTCGTTGTAGACGAAATCGTTAAGTCTGATTCAGATGCTCCAGCAGATGCACCAGCAGAAGCAGTAGCAGA